TGGCACCTGCCGGAATTGTTTTGCCACCTACAGTATTACGCGTGCTACCAGCGTCAGTGGTTCCTTGTGTCTGTGTAACAGGTTTTGGTTTGGCCTTTACCTTGGCCCGCGCCGTCGGCTGGTTAACCTTTTGGTCCTCGTCTGGCATTCCTGCGGCTACATACGCTTGATATTCCGCTTCTTCTTGAGCGAGTCGTGCGGCTTCTTGTTCGGGAGTGACGCCCCCTCCCTCACCTGTAGGTCTCGGCGCATTCGCCATCCTCTGCGCTACAGCAGATTTAGCGGGTCCACGCGTTTTTAATGTATCACTGCTCGGCTTTGTTCCGTCACCAATGACTCCATCACTAGGCAAAGCTGATCCCACTCCGCTGTCGTCAGGTGCTGCAGGCTCTCCGGCACGACGAACGGTCCCATCTCCTCTGTCTGTACTGCTTGGTCGATCACTCGTAGGGCCAGCTCTACTTCCTGTTGCGTCAAGTCCTTTAGCATTAGCATTAGCTTTCCTTTCCGGCGTTGTTAATGGCTCTCCTATAGCTTCAGGAGTAAGGGCCGCGGCTCTTAACGGTGTAGTACCTTTGGGCGCTACTCTAGCTTCCATCTCCAACTGGCGTGGGTCTTTTGCTTCTTCACGCGCAGCTATGGCCTCCACCGTAGGGTCTTTTGCACGAATTACATCAGATGCACGGCGCAGGCTTTCCATTTCTTGTGGTGTTGCCTTGGCGTTTGCAAGACCTGCGGTTGCCAGCGCCGTTTCATAAAGTCTACGGAGTGCCTCGGGCCTACGAACTTCCCCTGCGTTGGCTACTGTGTCTTGCAACACTTTAGTACGCGTAGCTTCTGTTTGCGCCGCTCGGTCTGCGTCTAATTTACCTTGCGCTGTTTCCGCGGCTGATTCGGCTTTTGCGCGAGCTGCCAATGCTTGACGATTTTCTAGGTCTTGCTCTGCTACGCCCTCTCTACCTTTGCGCACAGCGGCACTGGCAGTAGCGGTAACGTCTTCGCCTATCATGTCCACAAGATCACGTTCTGCGGCGGGCCTTACAAACTCAGGTGTTTCCGCTTCTTCAAGCAGGGTTGCGTCCATATACTGTTCGGGGTCTCTAAGTTCTTCTGGTCCCAGACGGCGGCGTTCGCGTTCTACCTCTTGCGCGAATAAATCAGGTTGTTCAAACGCGGCCACGTCATCCCGTTGTGCAGCGCGTATACCCTCACGCTCCCGTGCCTGTTCGTCGGCAACCTGATCTTGCGACTCGGCAACCATATCTCGCATGTCTCGCGTGTCTGCGGCAGGGCGTTGTTTGGCGGCTTCTAAGGATGCTATTCCTCTACGAGCCGCGTCTCTTTCACGTTTGTTTCTTTCAAAAAACTTGTCGTCTTTTGCTTCAAACTCAGCAATCGCCTCGCCCATAGGACGGCGCATTACCATTTCTTTTTCTCGTTCTAGCTCTTTCGCACGGCGTGCAAGCGTCTCTTCAGGTTGGCTGAATAAATCTCCTTGGCGCGGGTCTGGTCCTTCTGGTGCCTGCCCTAAATCTTCATCAGGAAACAATTCGCCCTGTTCAGGAGTTGGTTCTTGTCTTTGCGGCGCTTGACCCAAATCTTCACCGGGGAACAACTCACCCTGCGGCCCTGTGTCCGCGCCACTTGTAGTGCCACCACGAGTTCTAGGTGTAGCAAGGTCAAGTAGAGACTGCGCTAATGCGCCTACACCAAAGCCATATCCTGCAGCTTCTCCGCTACCTTCAAGCGTACCCTGCTCTGGGTTGTACCCCTGCTCAATCATGTTCTGAGCGATGCTGGACGCAACCTCTTGCCCCGCCTCAAAACCACCCTCACGAGTAGCCCGTAGAATACGATTTGTGATTAACTCTACAGGATTGGCATCACCTTTAAATACTTGCTTGATACCTTTGACCAAACGTCCCGCAGGAATAAGTTCTAACGCACCGGGAATAATACCTTGTAAGGCAGCGAGGTTGCGTTCTTCTTGCGTAGCGCCTCCAGCACGGGCACGTTCACTAGCTTCACCTACACCAGCGGTAACAGCGAGTCCCGCGCCGAGATACGGGTTAACAAGTGACGTGCCGACGATACCTGCAAAGGAACCTACGGCTTCGCTAAACTTGCGCGGCACGCTATCGCCAAGGTTAATGTCAGGGGACACGTAATCTTGCACTGCGCCACCTACCGATTGAATGCCATCACGAACAACAAGTTCTGCGGATTCTGGTAGTAGGGTAGCTAGACCTAATGCGCCTTGCTCAAGTAGGTTTGCAGCACCGCCTACGACACCTTTTGGCGCTTCTCCAAAATAATCTAAAACCCCCGCTTCACGTGACCTTGCAGTGTTACGTGCGATTTCTGTCTGTCCATCAAGACGTGCGCGAGTAGTTGCCGTACCTTGTCTGGCTTCACGCCCCAGATCATACGCCACTGTGGCGTTGTATTGTCTTATAACTTCCGCCTTTGAAGCACCTTCAGGTGCCTCTACTAGCACGCTACCTTGCGGAGTGGAGAGCCTGTATTTTGCCATAGGGACTATTACTCCACGGGGTCAACAGTTACGTTTGGATCATCTTCTTCTAATGCGGAGGGTATTCCGCCCGTGTATATGTTTTGCGCCCGTCCCGCGTCTACACGCTGTCTAAGTTCCGACAAACGGGCATACGCGGTAGCAAATCGGTTCGCAAGCAGTGTTTCCATTGCATCATCGTATAGCATTAGCGCATTGTTAGCGGCTTCAAATTCAGCTTCCGTTTCGGCCTGTGCAAGGTTAGCCCGAAGAACTTGGAAGTTACGATCTGAATCGAGAATGGCACTTTTTTCTGCTTCTAACTCAGCAAGGTGTTTATAAAATAGCTTCTCTGCTTCTTGTATGTCGAGGAGCTGTATCCTTGCTCGTTCCGCGGCAAAATTATCTGCGTTCTGCGCTTGCGTAATTTTGTTTTTAGCCGATTGAACTGCTGCCTCCTGCGCGTTTGCTCCCTGCTGTACGAGACGCGCGGCGTCTACTCTTAATTCAGTAGCTTCTTGGCTGAGAATAGTCTGCCTTGCGGATACCTCTGCGTTCAACGCCGCGGCGGCTGCATTATATGCGTCACTCATGGCTACATTGGCCGCTTGCGTGTTTGCAGTAGTTACAGCCTGCTGACCTGTTTGCTGGTTAGTAGCCATTTCTTTCTGCCGATTAATTTCGCCTAACGCAATGTTAGCGCCAGCTACTCTGTCAGATTGCGCCCTAGCGCCTGCACGTGAGCCTGCGCCTATACCTTGCGCAACTAAGTTATAGTCGTTTGTAATTGCGTTGTCCTGAATACCGCGCAGTGTTTTAAGTCCACCGCTCTCTAACTCGTCAAACCGACGTTCTGATTCGACAAATCCTTGTCCGATACCACCGCGACCGTACTTAGCGCCGCCAGCGTAGGTCTCCATACGTTTAAGTTTCTCTACGCGTTTGGGGTCTAATATACGATCTTGAAGCGCTTGCTCTTTTGCAAGCTGATCTCGGAACATAGCATTTTTTTCGTCGCGCATAGAATACGCATCCGCGCTTTCACGAGCACTTGAAATTTCGGCGTCTACATCCACGCCTGCCAAGTCGCTGCCGCGCTGCAAAAGAAACCTACGCGCTTCCAATCCTTGTTCGTCTAGGTACTCGGATGGGTCTACTGGCTCTAGTGGAGTACGCGTAAACTCTTCAGGTACATAATCTTCGGGGACGTTGCCAACAGCGCCGAGCAAAGAATCTTGCGCCGCGTCAACTTCACTCTCATCTGCAGAGCCAACTGTTATTGTAGGTACATTAAGCACGGTCTCATCAAGTTGAGACATCTCAGTTTCATACTCGGGGGCTTCATACGTTATTGGGGATATTGGTGGCATGTTATCAGTTGGCGCTGCAACTACGGGTGGCGTGTCGGTAGAAGGATCAGCAATGGAAGGCGAAACCACGGGGAGTGCGGCTACTGCTGTAGGGTCCATACCTTCTGAAAATGGAATCGCTAAAAGCGCGTCTAGTTGCGCGTCATCAAGAGTAGGAAGTGCCGCTAAAACGGATTTGGCATACGCCTGTTGCTCGGCGGATTGTTGTTTAAACGCTCCAGTCACAGGTGCCGCGAAAGAACGAAATTTTTCCCGTACTTGTTTTTCTAGGTTGGCCCGTGTTGCGGCATTACCAAAATAACTTTTAATGTTGTCTATCCCACGACTTAGCGGAGTGGACTGCACCGCAGGTCCAAGTCGCTCCAAAATAAGCGCGGCTGCTGGGTTGTCTTCGTCCATTTGCAGCAGAGGGGTTATTATATTGTCGTACGATGGCCCAAATATTTCACGAGCTTTCTTTTTCTGATCTTCAGTAAGCGTAACTTTTTTGCCATTAGCAAAAGATACAATGCCCCCTTGAGCCATACGAACGGGCGCATTGGGACGCTGTGCGTTCCTTGCCATAAGCATACCTTCGACACCACCACCTTGAGCAGGACGTGCAGGAGGACGTGCAGCACCACCCATAAGACCCGCAAGGCCAGCGCCGGGGCCGGGTTGTGGACGAGAGGCATTCTGCGCCAACCTACCCATGTTCTTTTTCTGCATGGCTTGTTTCTGGTCGAGCGTGCCTTTTGTGTTAGCCGCCAACTGTCCGAGCGTACCGCCCATCTGTTGTTTTGTTAGCTCTAGGGCTTCTTGTTCACGTTGCTGCGCTATAGTGTTAGGGTTCTGCTGCGCCTTCATCTGCATGTCTGCAGCTACAGCTTTCTTCTCAGACGTAAGTTTCTGCAATGCCAACAGGTCCAGAAGCTCTTTGTTCTGCCCGTAACGCTGTTGCAATTGCTGTGGGTTACTCCGATAAGCATCCATACGCGCTTCTACTTGTGCGTCTAAACCGCCGTCACCTAATGCCATTATGAAGCCTCCGTGGGGGTACTGCTACTTCCAAACAATCTCGTTAAAAACCCTTCAACATCGTTTGCGTCTGCCGTTAGTTTAGATAGAAAGCTAGGTTCTTCGTAGCTGTACGACTGAGCCGCGATTGGTAAACCCTGTAATAAAGATTGCATGTATTGCACTTGTTTGTATGGGAAATCACGTTCTTCCTCAAACTGCAGTCGATCAGCGGTAATACCCTCAGATTCTATACCTCGCTGTATTGCACCTGCTTCCGCTAACGCGCCTAGTCCTGTCATACCGTATAAATTTGTTTTATCTTGCGCGGTCATAGCTCGCTCTTGCGCAGTGTTAAACTGATTTAGTCCTCGGTCGTACGCATCTGCGTAGCCTTGACCCGTGATGGCTGACAAGTTTTGCGCTAAGTTACGATCTGCTTCTGCGTTGTATAATGCTTGAGCTGACCCGCCATACGCACCTGCGAATTTGTTAGCGTTTTGCGTAGCGGTGATACCCGCTTGACGCCTTGCTTCTTCTAGCTGTGGGTTAAGAGACGCCTGTAAGTAGGGGTTCATATACTGTTGTACGTTGGCCCCAGTGAAATCTTGCGGAGTGTATCCCGCCACACCCATAGTATCCGTGGGAATCGCTAGCCCACCAAGTCCCTCAAACGCTTGGGTTTGCAGATCAGAAGCCCCCGCTGTAAGCGGACCCATGTAAGCGTTATATCCTTCGTTTCCAAGAGCCTGACCCTTGCCAAGCATATCGGTAACGTACTCACCAGCCCAATTAGATAGAGAGGATTCCCCACCCGTTTGAATGGGTTTCTCTGTTGTAGTCGCAATATCGCCAACAATACTCATAATTCACCTCACGCCGGTAAGAATTTGTTAGGGTCTATTTCTTTACCCTGTTTTTCACTGCCTGTACGTACTTTACGTACCCTAGACATCATACCTTCTAACACTTTTGCACCAGCATCGGAGTTACCATTGCCGAGGTGACTCACAACATCCGCAGGGATAACAAACTCGCCATCACTCAAGCGTGCTTCTTGCACGCCGTCTATGTTTGCAGGCACTTTGTCCGCCATGCCGTCGCTTGCGCCGTCTAGGTATTTACCCTTCTTTAACGTAGCAATACCACCAGCCGCCATCTGTTGTACGGGTTGTTGTACTACTTCTCGTGCGGGGTTAGCGGCATTAAGCGCTGCAAGACCTTCTGCGGACATAGGTGTGGCGGGTTCAGCCGCTTTGGGCACAAACTGAGCTTGCGTAAAATAACGCTGGCCTCCACTGCCGGGGCGTCTATTGGGGTCATATGTGCCGGGAACACGTTCTCGCACAGCGTCATACTTCGGTATAGTGCCTTGATACCCCGGTTGAGAAATGCCACCACCTCCACCATCTAAAAGCCCTAGAGCACTCGCTCCGAATCCTAAAGTAGAATACAACTTGTCAGTATCAAACCCACTGTCTGGGGAATACCCTATAGCACTATACGCTAAATCAGTTAGGAAGTTGCCCATCATATTTCTCCAAGTATTCTTAACAGCCTATCATTTTCATCCTCTACCTGTCCACCCTCGACGAACTTTGAAGTCAAAGGCGTTGGACCAAAAGGTGCGTTTGCGGGTTGGGGTTGTCTACGATCTCCACCAAACGCGGTGTTAAATAACCCAGCCTGTTGTTCTGTGGCAAAAATACTAGGACCAGATATGTCGTATAGGTAGTCTATGTTCATAAGCTCGGGAGTAGTAACTGTAGTTTTAGCGCCTTTAAACATTCCTTGATCTTCCATCTGTAAAAAATCTCGTAATCTTTGCTCTTGATCCTGCACTTCTATCTGCGTAGCCATGCGCTGCATCATTTCTTGCTGTTGATCTTGCGCGATTTGCTGGTCCTGCGCCATCTGCTGCATCATGTCTTGCTGTTGCTGCTGTTGTTGATCTAGCTGTTGATACATACCCGTGGCAGGGTTAAATATAGATGTATCCGCAAGGGTTACGTCTTGGTCACCCTGTAAGGCTGTTTCTAGCAGTGTTTGGTCAGCTATGTCAACGACACCATCTGCATTGACATCATACTGCGTTGTTAGCTCTGCGTTGACATTTTCTTGCGCTATTAGATCAACTACGAAATCAATGTCTGTCTGTGTAACATCGCGTGCTGGCTTGCCTAGAAGGTCTGAAACAGTTTCAAGCTCTGCTGTTAGGTTCTGAATCCGTTCCGTTTGCACGTTGTACCGTGCTGTAGGTATGTAATCTGTAACTGTACCAAGTTGTGTTGTTTCGTCGTACTGACCTACAAACTTATCAATATCGGCTTGGGTTACCTCTGCAAGGCCCAAGGCTTCGTAGGCTTCTTGTACTTCCGCAGGGTCAACGTACCGCGGGTCTACATAAGCATCAATGGCCGCTTGTTGTGTAGCTTGGTAGTTGTCGTTGTTAAGCTGCCCAGTGAAGTCAGCAATCTCTTGCGGTGTCGGGTTGTACCCAATAGCACTAAGAAACTCTGTGGCCTCATCCTCGGTAACCTGTCGTGGGTCTACATACGCACCAATAGCGCTTGTCTGAGCTTCTTCTGTTTTCGAGGCGACAAACTGAGCTATCTCACCAGCATCCGCGGTGTACCCCGTGTTAGCGAAGAACTCTGCGGCCTCTTCTTCTGTAGTCGCAAGTGGATCATATTCTGCCCGAGCCGTATCTAAGGTCTCTGCGGCAAAGTTTTCAGCTTCACTCTGGCCTACATATGTAGCCGCTAAGGCATCGGTTAAGTCTAATCCTTCTTGCTCTGCTATAGCCTGCAGCTCATCACGTGTTACCTGTCGAGGGTCTACGTATTTAGATATGACATCTTGCTGTGTAGTTTCTTCAACCTGTGCAACAAACTGCGCAACTTGTTCATCGGTTGGCGCGTACCCCAGATCGGCAAAAAATTGTCGCGCTTCTTCGTCGGTAACTTGCCTTGGGTCTACATACGCACCTACGTCTGCTCCCGTACTATCGGCAAAGCCCTCACCACCTTGGCCGACACGCGCGGCTACTTCTTCGGCAGTTGGGTCGTATCCAAGGTCTTCAAAGAACTGCTTTGCTTCGTCCTCAGTAACTTGACGTTCGTCTACATAAGAAACTAACTCTTCGGCTGTCCGGTCTTCAATTCCTACATCGCCCTGCCCTACAAGTTCAGCTACTTCTTCAACAGTTGGGTCATACCCAAGGTCTTCAAAGAACTGCTCTGCTTCGTCCTCAGTAACCTGACGTTCGTCTACATAATCTTTTAGTAAGTCTAGCTGTGTATCTTCGACTGTAGAGTCATCTGCAGCATCATCAACTACAGCATCTGTTCCAGTAGCCGCCGCTTCCGCTGCTACCCTTGCTGCTTCCGCTTCCGCTGCTGTTTCCGCAGCTATTCTTGCCGCTTCTGCCGCTTCCGCTGCCGCTGTTGTTTCCGCTGCCGCTATTTCTGCTGCTTCTGCCGCCGCTGTTTCCGCTGCTATTCTTGCTGCTTCTGCTTCTGCCGCCGCTGCTTCCGCCGCCGCTTTTGCGGCCTCTGTTTCCGCTTCTGCCGCCGCGGTTTCTGCTGCTATTCTCGCTGCTTCCGCAGCCTCTGCTGCTATCCTTGCTGCTTCCGCGGCTTCTGCTTCTGCTGCTATCCTTGCTGCTTCCGCGGCTTCTGCTGCTATCCTTGCTGCTTCTGCTTCTGCCGCCGCCGCTGCCGCTGCCTCCACTTCGGCTTTCGTTGTTTCGACAAATGATGATAAGAAGTCCGTGTCGGTCTTCATTAACTCAAGAATTTCTTCTTCCGTTGGAGTGTACCCAGACTCTGCGAAAGCGGCTATTACCTCTTCCCTACTTACGGTGCCGCCGTCTATTATGTCTACTACTTCGGATTCAATTACGTTACCGTCGCCAATTAAATCGTTAACTTGGTCATCTGTTAGGGTCACGCCCTCTTTAACCGCGGCGTCAATAACTTCTTGTTTAGTTGTAAAAAACGGGTCTATGTATGAAGCTACTTCAGTGGCGAGGTCTGCATCGGACTTAGCGCCAGTAAATTGGTCAAACGTACTATCGGCAATACTACCTGTAAATGTAAGCTCTGGATTACTAAGTTTTACAAACTCTTCTACTTCGGCCTTAGTGGTAAACCCAGAATCAAAAGCGACGTTAGATATATTGGTTATGGTGTCTATGTTGTCCACACCCAACGCTTGCAACTTAGAAGTCAGCTCTTGTATTACTGGAGAGTCATAGCTGGTGGCTGTTGGGCTGTTGACGATAAGATTCATTATCGACGGGTCGGCAAGCATAGGAGCTTTAGTCGTGACTTCAGGAGGTAGCTCTGGCGCGACTATAGTTTCGTGTGTTGTATCGTCAGTTTTACCGCCGAAAGTTTTTGTGCCAATGTCTATAACTTCGCCGCCTACTTGCGTGACACCACCCACCATAGCGCCCATGACAAAGTTACCAGCCGCATCCTTCATTATGTTTAAGTTCGTGTCTAAAACTTTGTTGACGGAGTTAAGCACAAACGCTGACTCCGCTACTTCCTGCCCGCCTTCGCTAGTACCACGAATGATAGCGTTTTTGGCGAGATTCTTACCTGCACCGGGTAGGAAAGCGTCTACCGAGCCTACAGTGGAGACTTTAAGTATGCTATCTCGTAAGATTTCAGAGGCAACGAACGCTTTGGCTTTATCAGCATCGCCGTCATACGCCGCTAGAGCGTCTTTATAGATGTCTGTTGCTTGTAGTACGCCAGCACTTTCCATTTGATCCAGCGTCTGCGCGATCTGAGAGTCGGCTCCAGATACAGCTTCCCCAGCGTTCAGCGCCGCACTGGCACCCACAACGTAAGGATTACCTTTTAGGAACAGGTCAATTATTTCTCCACCAACTTCGTTAGCGACCTGCCCTGAAAGACCGACTAAATTGCCGTCTTCCCCAAAGTATTTTAGGTCTGACAGACTGTCTCCTTCAAGTCCCGACGCGTTTAGTATCGCTTTCTGTTCGGGAGTAAACAACATATCTTCTAAGTTGGTGGCAACACTACTTAAAAAGTCTGCTACATATTCTGTGCCATATTGCACAGCGGAGTCTTTACCGTCGAAACTGTCCATGCGAGACTGCAGTTGTGCCGCACTATCGGCGTCTATCGCGGTTACTGCCGAACCAATCAGGGCGTTTAATTCCATTTCAGTAGCGTAGGAATTTGGGTTTAAGAACGCCGTGGTGGTTTCGAGTATGTCTTGTACATTAAGACCACCATACCCAAAGTAATTACGCGCTTCATTTCGCAACGCTGTACTGCCGATACCAAGACCGCGAAGCATTTCCGACAGATTTTCAGGAGCGCCTACAAGAAAAGATTTAACAACGGCTTCGGCAGGTGCCAGTGTGTCGCTAGGGTCTTTAGCTAACTCCGCGGCGTATGCCTCTGCGGCCATAGTACCGATAGAACGGTTTTCTAGTGGTTCGTAACCCTCCTCCATCAACGCGTTTTGTATTGCAGCGGAGTCCATACCACTCATGTTATCAGCGTTTAAAGGACTGCCTACAGCAAAATATCGGTCTACATCCTCATCTGAGTATTGTAACGCGTCTTGTATTATGTTTTGAATTTGCGGCGTAATTTGCATAGTACCATCAACGGTGTACGTCAGAAAATCTCTTGGGTCTAACCCTCTGCCGCTGTAGACTTTTGCTGGCTCTAATGACTGTATGTATTCTTTTGCTTCTTCATCGTATACGACTTGGCTCATAAGCGCAGCTTCGTCAGCCGCGGCTTGGTTAGCTGCAAACTCGTCAGAGCGGTCAACATCACCCAGCACGTCCTGACTCATAACTGCTTCTTCGTCGGCCAAGTTTTTGGTATACTCTTCAAACTCTTGAACCATCTCGTCGTAGTCTTGAGTACCGTCTACTAACCTACCACCTAGCAAACCACTCTTAATCCCAACAATATTGTACCCTGCATCCCGCAGGGCTTTGAAATGCTGCGGTAGCACCACACCGCCTACAGGCGCGGAGTCTCCTAAGATGTTGTTCATGTCCTTGGTAATACGCGTTCCAAGAGTCGCGGGAGCTACCTTTTTACGAAGCGAAGATAGTTCTGGAGCGTCATATGTCGTAGACCCTGCGCCGTATTCTGCGTATGGATCGACTTCTTGACGCCCACCGGGAGTGTCTACGTAATACCGATTGGTTGCTGCGTCATACGTATAGCCGTCGCCGAAAGCGTCAGGGTTGGCTTCGTTTAAATCTGCAGGGTCAAATACTTGTGCGTCATTTATGTTGCCTAAGTAGTGCGTATAGACATCTTCACCCGCATCTAGCCCGTTGAGTTCTCTATATTTATCTTCATCAATGCCGGGACGCAGTGTGGTAGCTATAACTCTGTTAGCCTCAGTGTAAACGGGCTTCATAGCTGCGTCGAGGTTGGCTATATCAGATAATAGGTATTGCGAGTTTTGGTCGTATGTTGATTGCAGGTCATCAAGCTGAGGCATTACTGCTTCGTAATCAGCCTTATACGCATCCATTTGCGACTTAGTGCTGGTGTAATACGTATCGAGGTCGTCTGCGTAATTGTTAAACGTATCCGCCGCAGCATTAAGCGCGTCTATTGTAGCTTGGCTGGGGTTTGCATTGTGAGCATCTAGGGCGGCGTTGTAGACCTCTCTAAGTCGAGTCTGTTCTTGAATACGGTTGTTCAAGTCGGCTCGTAGCCCGTTAAACCCGTTTGCAGCGGTAGCTGCTTGTTCTTCCGCGGCTCTAAGAGCTGCCGCCGCCGCTTCTACTTTCGCTGTAGTGCCAGACACATCATCAATAAACTTGTCTACAGGTTTATCTATGACCTCTGTTAGAGCCGCTGCGCCAGCAGTATCTAGCGTACCAAAGAAAGCATCAGCGGTAGAGCCGCCTGCTATGGCCGTACTCGCAGCATTAGTTACTGCAGAGGTAAGAATCTTAACCCCAGCATCGTCTATGTTAGTGTTTTCGTCTATAAAATCTGATACAAAATCTGTAACGCCTGTGTACTTGCTTACGATACCACCTACTTGAGCAGCGGATATTTCCCCTCCAGTAAGTTCAGCAGTCACACCCGCGACGACGATGTCTTTTACACCGTCTTGTAGGTTCTCCCACCCGCTACCTTCTATTATAGCTCCTGCAGTGTCGCTAACTCCGTCTGCAATTTCAGTGACAACGCTATCAACACCATCAGCGACCGTAGCAGCAGCGCCATCGACGGTATCATCAATCGTATCACCGAACTTATCATCTAGGGTATCCGCGATCTGCCCGATAGTAGCGCCCACCGCAGAGTTAAGACCGCCTTCAAGAAAGGCGTCTAGTGGGTCTTGTCCATATATAATAGCAGTAGTCGCAGCTTCCGTACCACCTGCCACAGCCGTTTGTACCACCGTAGTGACCGCATCACTAGCGCCTTCAGCGATACCCGTGCTGGCTATAGTATCTGCGATTGTGGGGTTAACATAGGTACTTACAACGTCGCCAACCTTACCACCTGCATATGATACCGCAGCAGATTTAAGTGCATCTTCAATATCTCCGCCTTGAGCTAGAGTAGACGCACCGTCGATAATTGGAATAGCCCACGTTTGCCCTGTAGCAACTGCCGCTACTTTCGCTATAGTAGTAATAGGATCATCTAGGGCGGATTCAATTACATCTCCGACACCTTCGACAACGGGTTCGACTACCTCATCTACTACCCATTCAACAGCGTCACCAACTGCGCCGACTGCATCTTCAACAATATCAACGGCACCGCCAACAACTTCCCCGACAAGATCGACTGCACCTTCAACGATATTAGCAACAAACGACATATTAAGTTGTCCTATTCAACGGTAGTTTGCCCAAGGTTACGTACGCTCTTGACCCTCCGGTAGCTTTACGCCCCACGGCAATTTTAGTGTCAAGTTTGTCTGCGTAGCGTTTCCACGCCTTAAACGCGCTATCGTATATAGCCCCATCGTAGTCAGATACGTAGCGTTTGACGCCTATTTTCTGCATGTGCGTAAAATACTTTAACCCGTTAGCTACAAAATTCTGAGCTGTGTCTATGTTGAGCGCACGGCCCCACATCAAATCTTTGTTCTCACCTTTGCCCCGATGTCCGATAAATACGGTATTGCCTATCTGCACCATATCAGTATCTTTCATAGTCATCTCTTTGGCTATGCCAGCCATAGCTGCTGCGGGGGTTATGTTTCCGAGATCGAGTTCTCCAAGCGCAGTAGTTATGACCGTAGGGGCTGGTAGAGGTCTTTCTTTGCTGTCTACAACAGTTTGCATCCTACACCTCCGCAGAAAATATTGCCGCAGAGTATATATTACCCATGCCAGCGGCTAGACTAAGGAATGGCCCTTGTGGGGCTGGCGCATCGTAGGACAGGAACACGTCGTCGTCTTCGGTCCTATTGAGGATTTGTGGTACAATACCGCGTTTCATGTCATTTAGCAACAGCCCTGTCTCTAATAACCCACTAGCGCCCATCGTATGCCCTACTCGTTGTTTGTATGAGGTAGCGACAAACTTTTTAAGACTACGCTCTAGCGCCGCTTTCTCTGCCTTATTGTTGACTGCAGTGCCCGTGCCGTGAGTCTTTACTACTGTTATATCTTCCTTACGTACCCCCGCTACATGTAAGGAACCTTCAATTGCTTTAGAGTACCCCTCGCCATCGGGGCGTTGCCCAAGTGGGTTTGTATTGTCTTCGGCAGACGTATACGCTCCAAGAAACCTAGCTTCGGGGTTATTCAGCCCCACGTGGTCTTTTTCAAATATACATAGTGTAGCACCTTGTCCCAAGAAGAACCCTTGGTTGGTGCTATCAAAGGCAGAAGGCCGTATTTGATCTTCATCCTTGTACTGCAGGCTGGCTCCAGCTTCCCCAAAAAACTCTAGTGTAAGGTTGTTAACCGCATCTTCTCCACTGAGCACGATAACACGGTCAAACCCAAAATTGTTCATCAAGTTTTGAACGTCCATCATAACTTTTAGGCTCGAAGCACAGGCGCTAGCGTCCGTAGATACATGATCGTGCACGTGAAACATGCTTGCGATACGCCCTGCGTATATGTTTGTCAGCACGATAAACGGAACTTTGACCTTGTAGTGCAGCTCGGCGTCAGGGTTTTTGTCGTACCTGTTACTATTGCTCATCCAACCTTGGTTGCCCGCAGCAAATATAAATCCTGTTTTACCCTTTACAGGGTTATCTTTAACGTAATTCAACGCTTCAGGGGTAACTACAGTTTCTAGTAACGTGTGAGGAGGATACTTTAACCCAGACTTAGCGCGTCTAAACGTAGACGGTATAATATGCGCGTGCTGCGGGAAGGCTATGTCAGGCACAAGAGTTGTGTCAGTGGTTGAAGTGCTGAAGAATTTAGATAAGTAGATGGGAACACGCTTGACGATAGATTTCATGCGACAGACTCCATAGCAGCTTCTACAGAATCAAAGTCTTTCTGTTTATTTTCCAGCATATAATCTCGTACTTCTTGCAGGGAGCCTACAGGAATGTTGAAGTCTTCCGTTTCAGGTATGCCGTATATGTCAGATATGAGCACCAAAGTAAGAGTCACATCTAGGCTATCCAGCCCAATATCTTCTTCTTTAAGGGAAATATCGAGCGTTGTGGGTTTTGTGTAATCGTCTAAGTGAAGTTTAGTTTCGCGGACGCAAGCGTCGAATAGTTCTAAAAAGTCCATTTCGCACCTATTTGTTAAGGGTGCCTACATTATACATTACTTACAAAGGTCATTGCAACAGAAGCTGATGCTACCGCGGGTCTTGGAGATGCTGCTGCATGTGCATGTAGCTCTACGTTAGTGTTGTCTGTAGACCAGAACACTTCAACATAATCGCCAGCCGCAAGGCCAATAGACCCGTTCCAGTTGGCTATATCTTTCTTACCGTTACCACTTATAGTGTACTCGTGGTCGCTATAAGCTACATTCGTACCGTTCTTTTTTAACCATACAGAAACTGCTTTGGTTGAACTGTTTGTAGATTCTAGCTGCAAAGTGGTTTTTAAGTGGTACACTCCCGGGTTTGCGACTGTAAGCCTAGAGTTACTCACTATACTTATCGCGTTGTTGGCTCGTGTAGTATTAAATGTAATGGCATAACCTGTGTCAACAGCCGAAGCTGTTTGGTCTACAGTGCTATAGAACACTCCGTACGGCATATATAGAACTTTACCACCGTCATCGGTGCTCAGTAATGTGTTTACTGAACCGACAAACCTATTAAAGAACAGACGTAATACGTTGTTGTTTTGGTCCATGAAAGGTCGATCATAGGTTTCTGGCGCAAGAGGAAGCGCAGGAGGCGCTACTTTGTCAATTTCGTTGGGCATTACCGTCTCCCGTCAGAACGCATATCAATCCGAGGCGCTCCTAGTTGCCATGTAACACCTGCTTCTGTGGACTCTACCTTCATTGCAAGTTGTCTACCGCGCACGCGAGTGTATATTTGCCCCGTATACTCTTCTACAGGTAACACAGCCGTACGTGTTATAGTGCGAGTGTTACTACCTCCTTCAGACGTAGGGTTGTTGTACCCCGAACCAGAGTTAGCCAACGGCAGCAACGTCATTGTTGCGCTAGGTGAACCCGCTGTAGACCCGTCGAACCGAATGTCCGGTAGAACACGCCAAATAAATGCGAATTGGTGGCCGTCTTCCAGATCAAATTCCGCGGAAGATACAAACGCGCGAATGGGTAAAGTTTCCGCCCCAGCGTTATCGTCTACACCTTGTTCATGGTTCACGAGGTTACTGTCATACGTGGCTGCAAGAGGGCTATCACGTAGGCCAGAATCTAACCATGCGGTACGAGACATGGTTCCATAGTACCAAACGTCTTCTAGGTAGTTGTATACTACGTAACGATCTGACACTGTTTGCCCTGCCGAACAGTAAAACCACCATATTTCATGGTAGGATTCGTTCGTACCAGAAACAATCTGGTCATATTGTTGTGTGTTAAAATCGTCAAAGATAAACTTACGTAGGTCGCAGCGTAGAGGTTGCGTACGCCCGTCGTATTTGTAGAATTTATCTTTGCCCATCCAGTAAGCTACGCCGTTTGAATAGGCTACAGCGTTTTGTCCAGCAATAGATATGTTGTCACCTACAAGCTGCGCAGACCAAACAACAGGTGCGCCAACGTACTGCATAGCATATAGAGCGGAATCAGTCCAAACTAGAACTTCCTGACGAGCTTGCTTCGATGTAACGATCTCACTGCCACGAGATAACGTGAGAAACCCAGCTTGTGCTGTAGAGGAAGGCGTCCAGTTTATTGCGCTGCCTTGGTCCGACCACCGCACCAACATGGGATTTACTATAGATGTGCCAAACTCATTTGCACCAAAAGCGAATACAAAACGGTTAATATCGGAAATCTCTAAGAAGTTTTGTGTTGTTGGTACGCCAGATGCGCCCGACAAGGTGCTTAACTCCACTGCACGGCTGTTTAACCCTGCGCCAGCTTCCCAATAATATATAGCGCCGCCGCGGGGGCCAAAAATTAAATCTTCTCCAAAATTAGATTGGCTCCAAAGTCGGATAGATTCTATAGATGTTTCTCCTACACCCCACGTACCAAAACCCCACTCAGCCGCGCCCCAACCAGTAACGGGTACAGCGAATCCGGTGCCGACGTTTATCTGGTACGCCGCGGTTACTGTGCCGCCACCCGTTGCACTGGAGGTTGCATTTGCCGTTGCTGTTATAGCGTATTCGTTGACCGCCTCAGTAAAAGTTATTTCAAACTCGCCGTTTAAAGTAAGCCCGCCTACAGCGGTAGCATTACTAAAAGTAACGAAGTCTCCATCCTTATACCCCCCAGTGGCGTCTGTAACGGTGACAATGGGCGACCCAGATACAGTCTCAAACGGGTTTGTAAGTGTTACTGTAGCACGTAAGGGGGTTATGTCGTTGTACTGCCCACCGTTTTCGATGTAGAATTTAAGGTTTGTACCAACCCCAATTAAATTTTGACTTCCAAGCGTTACCCAGTTCCATAATGACCTACAAATACCTTGGAAAGTAGATGCAGATATACGTTGCCACCCGCCTATCTTTTCGGGCGTACCTTGCCTAAAACGAATTTTGTCACACTCGTACCAGCCACCTTCACTCGTATAACGTGTGTTTTCGCGGTTCACACCAGCTTTTAACAGTAGCTTCTTTAAAGGCATCGTAAGTCTCCATTTACTAAAGTACTACACCATACTCATAGTTTAGTCCATCAGTTCAAAGTGTGGTCCGTCGATGAATGGGCGTTTTCCTTGACTACGGCGCAAGTCTACATAGGCGTTCATGGCTTCCTCCATTGTGCCATCCCAGTCTCGGATGTCATCAATATGCCAAGCCGCGCCCCACCGTACAGCAACCCCTACGTCAATAGCTCCTTGCTTCACAGCATCCGCAAGGTCATCATAAAGATTCAACTCCCACGATCCCCGCGAACCAACATAGGCCATGAGGTCAAGAGCGCGGCCCTCTATGTGCTTGGACTTCATCGTCTTCGATGCACCCTTGTCTACGAGTTCACGCTGTTCTTCGATGGTTCTCAGTCCACAGATTACGCCAAAATCTGTGTTTGTATGGCCTATCGCTGCTTTAGCAACGGCAACTAGACGCTCGTCTACGCCTTCCATTCGGTCAAGGCTACGTTGTGATAGTTTAAAAGTCATTTCATTTCCTCTTGAACAAAGCCTGCGCACCGCGCACACCGAAACTGGCGCTTATTGCGATACCTAGACTATAAAAATACCAGTCTGGAGCCTTGGAAAGCTGCTCAAACCCACGATCTACCCACCCCTCTGCACCGGGTACGAAGGCTAGAACAAGCGGAATTGACAGAACAATTACGAACCACTCGTCTTTCCAGCTTGATTTCGCGCCCTCTGCCATGATGCGCTCCCAATCGGCAACGCTAGTCTTCTCAGAAAGAAGTATCTGTGCTTTGGCTTTAGCCTCGGTCAACTTTAACTCTGCACTGGCAGCGTTCTTGTCAGCTTTACCTTGCAGCCACGAGCCTGCGAGATTGGCTATCGGTCCTAGTGCGGCAGTGAATATACTCATTTTCTACCCATCCATGCTGTTGCGCCCATAAAGGCACCGACGATGCCTGCACCTGAAATGTAGAACAAGTTAGAAATGTCGCTCAGTGCCGTGACCCGATCCAGAGGTATAAAGAACATTGTAACCGTAAAGACGCCCATGCCGATCAACGTCCACCGAGCCATGCGCAGTTGAGCTAGATGTTTGCGCAGCGCATCTTCAGTCTCTCTAATCTCTTTGGCCTTTGTCATCTCCGCGTCAGAAACAACCCCGTCGCCGTCCATGTCATAGGCATCGTACTTACTTTGATCTTCTAACTTTTTTGCCGACATCTTTTAAACTCCTAGCGTAAGCAATAGCGTGATGCTTGTGATGCGTTATTATAACAACTTTTCCGTATTTGTCATATACAACGTAATCGCCCCTCTTATTGCGGTATAACCTCAAAACAATACACCGTCGTTTGGCTCGTAGTTATCAAGACTTTAGCATCCTCAAGAGCTTCTCTACACTCGTTTTCAGTAGTAAACTGATTGAGCTGATAATACTCAATGTTGTTATTCATAACTTGAAACCAAACTAAAAACCACATCACCATCTTCCTTGATAACGGCCCCAAGAATAGAGCATAAAAGTTACAGCAGCGGCGGCAGAAGTGGCGATAATAATACCTACAGTCCACTCAATAATCGCGCGTTTTAGTTCTTCTTTGCGATAAAGTTCTTGTTTACGGACACGCCGCATTTCACCCTCAATAGCCAAGACCTCTTCCCAAGCTGAAGGACCGTAGTTCCATGAAATATAGTCTTTTATTTCCTTGCGCATAGCTTCCATCTTTTTGCGCTGCGCAAATATTTCAATCGCATTTTCAGCATCAGAACCTTTGAAGCTGTACCACGGAGGATTCTTGGCTTGATTCTCGGCGAACTGAAAATCTGAAAACGCAGCTCCCCATTTCGCTAAAGTGCCAGACATTTCTTGAAGGTCTTTTCCCGCGCTAAGACCCTGCTTGATAATATTAAACGCACTTGTCGCAAGACCGACCGCTGTAATAGGGTCAATCATTTTGTCAGCCCATCTTAGTCAGCACTGCTACCAAGAGTGCAATGATAAAACCTGTCGTGCCGATCATAATGGCCTCCATACGCTTGACGCGCCCAAACAGGTCTTTGAATTGGATTCGCATTTCTGTCTGCATGGCGATTACCTCTTTCTCAAGACCATCAATCCGCTCATGCGCGGAGGCTACTGTACGCTTGTCCATTATTTATTCCTATGTCTTAACTACTAAACTTGTAGCAGATATTGCTGTCCCTGCAAAGACATTTGGATCGGCAGCGGTCTCGCCTATCGTCCCGTCTGTCTGGACGTAATATTGCTGCCCTGCCGTGAGGCCAGACTGGTTTGTGCTGACTGAGCCGATGATGTCTACTGTTGCGCTAGAGCCTGATGCGACTTGGCCTCTGGTAATTGTTGTGCCAGTAACTTGCACCGTTTCAAGGTCAGTTGTATTACCTTCATCAATGTAAGCATTTACAACTACATTATTATCAGGATCAAACACAGAACTTGATGCGGAGGTAGTAGTTGCTGAAAACTGTTGTGCAGAGGAAGCTGTTCCTGAAACTGTAAATTCTACTAGCTTACCTATATCACTAGCTGCACCGTCCCTAAAAAACACAATACTTTTATCAGCCGTTGGGCTATACGATACACTATTTCTTTGTGAGTCACCACTATTATATATTATGGCATTTCCAAAGCTGATAGAGGTTCCCGACACAGTTCCTGCTTTTGCAGTTCCATATCCTGAATTGCCACCATCCCTGTAAACAAGAATGACTTTATTAGATGTAGAGTCAAACGTGATACTACTGTGGACAAAGGCAGATGCTGTAAACTCAACAGGAGTACCAAAACTAACAGAAGTTCCACTAACTGTAGCTACTACTGCTTTGCCTTTATTTGAATCTCCACCATCTCTATATGCTATTACTACTTTATTATTAGCACTATCAAATGTCGACATCAGTGTTTCATGATTTACATTTCCACCTTCAAACTCTGCTGCTGAACCGAAGGAAATGCTTGTGCCAGATACAGTTCCTACAATCGCTTTACCCTTTGAGCTATCTCCAGCGTCGGAATAAGAAATAAGAACCTTATTATTACTAGAGTCAAAAACTACATTTGGAAATGCGGTGGATGCGCTTTCAAAAACAGCCTCACTGCCAAAGCTGATAGAGTTGTCAGAAGGATCAACAGTGCCTACGATTGCTGTTCCATAACTGCTATTACCGTTATCTTTGTAAACTATGACTACTTTGTTATTACTTGAGTCAAATGCTATACCATGACTGGGTTGTAGACCTGTAGTAGTAGCTGCATTAAAAGTTACAGGTGTGCCAAAAGTTATACCACTTCCAGAAACAGTTCCGACAACTGCTTTACCATGTCCATTAGAAGTATCTTTATATGCAATTACAACTCTGTCACTATTGGTATCGTAAGCAATAGCTTGTCCACCATTAGTGCCTGTATTAACAACTGAAGTTGCACCAATTGAAAGTGCAGACTCAGCAACCACCCCCTGAGAAATACCGATGTAGTTCTCGGAGGTGAGGTTGGCTTCTTGCCCTGCGGGGCGAAAAACTATAGATGTACCGTTATCTGAGTTGCTATCATCTCTGTAAGAAATCACAGTTTGATTGCCTACAACAGGTAAATGAGGAGATACATTCGTTATTCCAGAACCGCCATTGTCAAATGTAAAAGGCGTATCAAAAGATATTGAGGTTCCGCTGACTGTGCCAGTAATGACTTTCCCACGACCACTATCACTATCGTCTTGATAAGCTATTATAGTTTTTTGAATATTTGAATCATACGCCATACCAATAAAAGTTTGTACATTACCATCAAATTCAACAGCAGTCCCAAAAGAAATAGATGTGCCGCTAACTGTTCCTACACATGCTGTTATGTTGTTATTGACACTGTTTTGATAAGCAACAACTGTTCTGTCGGCACTAGCATTATAAGAGCAGTTAACTAAATCCACTGGGCCGTTCTGAAAAGTTGCTTCACTGCCAAAACTAATACTCGTACCGCTGATTGTACCAACAATTGCATTTCCTGTACTGGTTCCATAATCCCGATATGCTATGACTATTTTTTGTGCAGTTGAATCGTAGGTCATGCCCTGTTTTATTGTAATAGCAGAGTTAAAAACAGTTTTTGATCCAAAACTTATAGATGTTCCAGATACTGTGCCAACCACACACGCTCCGTAGTTTGATCCACTGTAGTCTCGAAAAGAAATAGCAATCTTTTGTGCGTTTGCATCATACGCAATGCCAAAGTTTTCCATTGTCTGACCAGAAGTAATAGCAACTTTTGATCCAAAACTTATGGATGTTCCGCTTACAGTTCCTACAATTGCCTTGCCTTGGCCTAATGCGCCACTGCTGTTGTCTTGAAAAACAATTACAACTTTCTCCGCATTTGCATCGTAGATTATTCTGTTTTCAATGGTGCTATTAGATGCCTCAAATATAACAGGCGTACCAAAGCTAATAGATGTTCCGCTTACAGTTCCAACGATTGCGGTTCCATCTCCACCGATGGTGTAATCTGCGTAACACACCACTATCTTGCCACTAGCTGCATCATAAGCGGCATCTATGGAGGCAGAATTTCCTGAGTTAAATACAGCAGCCGTGCCAACAGCATCACTTACATTGCTTAATTCAACAACACTAACAGTCCCATCCGTATTAACAACGACAGGCCTACCATTCGGCAGTGTACCCGTAGCCTTGGCCCTATGCGTACCCTCTTTTAACTCTGGGATAGTTCTCATGGTCTAGCCTTTCACGATCATCTTTGTTGCCGATATGGCTGTGCCAGCGAAGACACTTGGGTCTCCAGCAGTTGTGGTTAGTGTGCCATCCGTCTGGACGTAGTAGCTCCGACCCGCAGTCAAACCTGATTGCCTGTCGTTTATCGCACCCTTTACATCAATGGTGGCCCCAGCAGTGTCAGGATAGCCGTTGCTGGATAGGCCGATGTAGTTCTCGGAGGTAAGGTTGGAGATGCTGTAGGCGTTTCTGAACAGCTTAGATGCACCTTTGTTAGTATCCTCTTTTTCATAAGCAATAACACTTTGGTTTGTAGTTGAATCAAAAACAATACCACTTCCACCAACCTCACCTGAGTCGTAGGTAATGGTGGTTTCAAAAGTTAAAGAAGTGCCGCTTATGGTTGTGGGTACAAGTTCCCCAATGTTAGACGATGTAGCATTTGTGTACGTTATAATTGATTTCTGCCCTACTGGATCGTACCCAATATTAACTTCTTCTGTGTTATTGGTGCTAAAGACAGACGAGCTTCCAAAGCTAATTGCAGTGCCGCTCACAGTTCCCACAATAGCAGTCCCACGATTTGAGTTACCCTCATCTTTATACGCAACAACTATTTTATTTAAAGTAGAGTCAAACGTAGTGGCTATATCTACGGTTTGCCCTGCTTCAAAAACAACGGGCGTCCCATAACTAATTGATGTACCGCTGACAGTTCCGACTACGGCTGTGCCTTTTTGAGAATTACCATTGTCATTATAGGCAATTACTACCTTGTTTGAATTGCTGTCAAACGTAGCTGACGTATATAGAGTGCTGTTAGTAGTGTATATACCTACAGAGCCAAAACTAATTGATGTACCGCTGACAGTTCCAACATAAGAATAACCTTTGTTTGTACCCCCTGCATCTCTAAAAACAATTACTACTTTTTGAGCATTTGAATCATAAGTAGAAGAATACCCGTCAGAATAACCCGCAGAATCAAAAACGACAGGCGTTCCAAAGCTAATAGATGTCCCCGACACAGTGCCTACTATCGCTGTCCCACGAACGGAGTTTCCACCATCTCCATATGCTATAACGTGCCTTTGGGCATTAGCGTCATAAGTAATATTGATATGTCGACTATTCGCCGAATTAAAAACGACAGGAGTTCCAAAGCTAATAGACGTTCCAGACACAGTGCCTACGACAGCATAACCGTAAGTGTCGCTATTGAGCTTATAAGCAACAACTACCTTCTGAGAGTTAGTATCATAAGACACACCAATAGGGCTTCGCACACGATTTGCTGAAAAGTCTTGCTGAGAGCTTAGATTTTGTGTTGCACTATCTAAGGTAACAACACTAACAGTCCCATCGCTATTAACTACAACAGGATCACCATTGGGCAACGCACCACTGGCAATGGCGTTCAGCTTCCGTGCTTGTGTGCTGGGTGTACCAATGGTGCGCATATGATTATTCCTCGTCTTCTGCTTCTGGGTCTACCCAATCAGGGTTTGCTGACCACGTTGTGCCATCAAGTTTATACTTGTTGCCTGCCCAATCGCTTGGTGCGTTGGTCACGTTCTCTGTGATGGTAGCATTACCACTGTTCATATCACCAATGATAAACTGTGCAGGGTCGCCTACAGTGATATTATCAGCAGTGGCAGTAATTGTTACGTCATCAGCAAGCAAATACTTGCTTAACTTTGTTGATGTTTCAACGATGGTCTTCATCAGATTATCCTTTCACGATGAGTTTAGTGGCCGACACGGCAGTGCCAGCAAGTACAGATGGAGTGGCAGGGGTCAAGCCCAGCGTACCGTCAACTTGAACATAATACTTTTGACCAGCAGTTAGGCCAGATTGATTGCTGTCTACGGTGCAGGTGGAGTTAATTACAGCACTATCTCCATCAGCAACTTGGCCTCTTTCTTCATTATTAAATGCAACAGCCGTTCCGTAATAACTATTACCACTGTCTTGAAAGGCAGCAATATTAATCCCATTATCTGGATCGTGAGTAACCTTAAAGTTATACGCCTCAGCAGTTACTATGCTTTCAGAACCAAAACTTATAGATGTCCCAGATACAGTACCCGATTTTGACAAAGTATTGTAGGGGCTTCCAGATGTGTCATTGTAAAGACAAACTACTTGACCTTTTGTTGAGTCAAAAGCTGACGCAAGATAATTAATTGCCAATGCTTGAAATGTTGTTGCAGAGCCAAAACTAATAGAAGTTCCCGAAACCGTACCAACAATACTTTTGCCGTAGGTGCTATCACCACTATAAGTTATAACAATTTTATTATTAAGGGGGTCAAATACTGTAGAAGTCGGCCCACAAACAGCAGTTTCAAATACAACAGGAGTTCCAAAAGATACTGAGGTTCCACTTATTGTGCCTACAACTGCTGTGCCATAAGTACCATTCCCTGCATCTGCGTATCCAATTACAATCTTATTACTAGAACTATCAAATGCTGCGCTCATATTAACAGCTTCTCCAGATTCAAAATTAACAATGCTTCCAAAAGATATAGAAGTTCCACTAACTGTACCGACTACCGCTTTCCCAGTATCTAACTTTTTATAACAAATAAGAGTCTTTTCATTTGAGCTATCGAAGGCTACTGCAATATCATTTACGCTAGAACTATCAAACTGAGCAACGCTTCCAAAAGAAATTGAAGTGCCTGAGACTGTTCCGACTACAGCTTTTCCCGCTTGAGCGCCAGCTTTCCAAGCAATTACAATTTTATTGTTTGTGCTATCGAATACAGCACTAATATCGCTGCTTACGCTCTCTGACGTATCAAAAACAACCGGGGTTCCAAAGGTAATTGAGCTTCCATTGACCGTTCCGACTACGGCTGTGCCTTTTTGAGAATTACCATTATCACGATACGCAACAACTATTTTATTGCTGTTGCTGTCATAAACTATTGATGTAAAAGGAGAACTTGCTGATTCATAAACAGACTTTGTTCCCAAAACACTAGACACAACCACCCCCTGAGACATGCCGATGTAGTTCTCTGAGGTTAGGTTTGTAACGGCCCCTGAGTTTTGAACAACCACAGCTTTTCCACCATTATTCTGGTCTTGATAAGCCCCTACCAATTTTTTTTCGTTGCTGTCATAGACAGCAGCTTGCCATGAGGTAGTACCTGTTTGGTAAACAACCGCTGTATCAAAAGTTATAGAGGTTCCACTGACAGTACCAGCTATATAAGTCCCGTACTCAGAATTTGCTTTGTCCTCGTAAAAGATGCCAATTTTTTGTGCTGTTTCATCGTATGCCATTGCAGGATACCCGGGCCTTCCGCCCGTCTCAAAACTAACAAAGGAACCAAAACTTATGCTTGTGCCACTTATCGTGCCTACAATTGCCGAACCAACATTGTTAGCTGAATTATCATAAGCGATAATAACCTTGTTGTTTGAGGTATCATAAACCATCGCCAAATTTTCAGCAACGGCAGAGGCTTGGAATGTAACCGCACTCCCATAACTAATTGAAGTACCACTTACAGTTCCAACAAAAACTTGACCGTCTGAACTAGAAGAATTGACGTATCCCACAACAAATTTTCCTGTGTCGGGATCATAAACATTTCCAGTGTAATACCCGTCTTGACCCGTATCTGCGGCTGTACCAAAACTAATTGACGTACCACTCACAGTGCCAACGATAGATGTAATTGAGTAACTTGAGCCAGCATTGCTGTATGAAAATATTATTTTTTCATTGCCGCTGTCGTATATAGAATCAATATATTGAGTGTTAGAACTTGAGAATACAACTTCTGAGCCGAAACTAATTGACGTACCACTCACAGTGCCAACGATAGATGTACCGTAACTTGAGTTTCCGTTGTCTGTGTACCCAACCACTACTTTGGCATTACTTGAGTCAAAAACAGCAGTATTTTGTGTTGTTGTAGCTGAGTTATACACCACGGGAGTTCCAAAGCTAATAGATGTTCCGCTCACAGTTCCAACAATAGCAGTTCCATAATTGGAGTTATTCCCGTCACGGTAGACAATCACTACTTTGTTATTGGTGCTGTCAAAACAAATCCCTATTTCAAACGCATCCCCAGTGTCAAACACCACAGGCGTACCAAGTGTTTGGCTTAGGCTAGTCTCCTCAATAACACTAACAGTCCCATCCGCGTTCACTACAACAGGTTGCCCACTGGGCAGTGTACCACTGGCAACTGCCCGTACTTCACCATCTACAGGTGTGTTGCCTATGGTACGCATTAGCTGATCTCTTCGTAGCTTACGATGACTTCCAAGTCGTTGGCTGTTCCTGCCGTTGCTGTGATTGAGCGATCTTCCTCAAGATACAACGCTGTGTTCTTGTCCAGAGCAATGAGTGTTGAGTCCCCTGCAACTGATACAGTGCTAACAATTGAGTAAGCCGTGCCACCGCCAGAAGCGGCGCTGTGTACGTCAACCGTAATATCACAAGCATTTACGCCATCGACGTTAGCCACTTGGATCATGTTGATCTTGAACACCTTGCCAGATGATGCAGCATTGCTGACCAGCGTTGTCTGTGAAGTTGTCGAAAGCGCGACCGTGGCGGATTTGCCTATAATCGTACTTACATTTACAATATTCGGTGCAGCCATTTGTTTTCTCCTTTAGCCAAACACGATTGCCATAGCTATGGCTTTACCTGTTGATATACCAGCACTACCAAAACTGATAGTGCCACTTCCGTTAGTAACTAATGCTTGGCCGTTTGAGCCATCCGATGTGGGCAGTGTAAGCGCAGTTACAAACCCCTGCAAGTTAGCGTCATACGCCAATACATCTGATCCAACCGCCACGCCTAAGTTTGTACGGGAAGTACCTGCGTTAGCGACATCTGATAAGTTGTTAGCAGCAAGCAATGAACCTCCAACTTGTCCATCTACGTACGCTTTAATGGATTGTTGTGTAGCCAGACCCGCCGGGTCGTTAGAGGACAAATTATCTTCGTCCAAAACAGACGTAACCGTTACTGTACTGTTAATCGTCAGACTTGTATTCGCTACAAGAGTAGTGGCAGTCGCTGCCGCGGGAGTAGTTCCCCCGATAACCACGCCGTCCGCTGTGCCGCCGTTAATGTCTGCCGTAGTAAGGACCGCTGAAGGAACCGTTACGACCCCTGTGCTGTTCGCAATCGTAGCCGCCGTAGTGCCGTCGTTAGCTGATATGGACCCGGTTTCGATGTCCGTAGCGTTGACTGTGTCGTCTTTGAGTAACACGCTATCAATCGTAACACCGGAACCTGCGGTAGTCTCATCAATGGTATTTGTAGTAATCTTCTGCCCGTTAGCAACGACAATGTTATTACTGCCAGATGTGTTACCATTAGCTAAAATTTCAGAAAGTGTGTCAGCCCCACCAACTTGCGAAGCCACATAAGCCTTAATAGATTGTTGTGTGGCTAAGGAAGTAGGGCTGTTAGACGCCATGTTGTCTTCATCAAGGACCGCAGTAACTGCTGTGCTAGTACCTAACTGCAAAGAAGTCGTATGCGTTAGAGCCTCTACGACGTTTGTGCCGTCACAAAACAAGAACGTGGTACGCCCATTAGGGATAAGAACACCAGACCCCGCAGCGGTCTTTACTGTAATGTTTTGCCCGGTCGCGTTTTTTACGATGTAAATTTTAGAAGCTGTGGGACAAATAATTGTACCCGCACCAGTCAAATCCGTAGTTGTGTCGGTAAGCTCAAGCATAGCGCAGCGGGCTTCAGAAGATGTGCCGTTCGCTGTTGTCAACGTATGCGAGTTTGCAGACCATGCATTAATAACCGCGCGACCAGCAACGGCCTGTTCTACCATTGACGTGATGTTGTCGTTTACGACATCACCCCATGTACCGCTGAGTTCACCTTGAACTGGCAGGGCAAGTTTAAGTATCGGTGAATATTGTGTTGTCATATTTCAGTCCTCATGCGGCTATGTCTTGCCAGTTTGGATTTTGCGTTTCAGACACACCATTCCACGAGGGAGATTGTGCACTGGCGATAGATGTCCAATTCGGATTCTGCGTGTCATCAACCTCACTCCATACGTTGGTGAACCCGATAACTCCCGTAGCTGCAAGCCCTGTAACAGGTATACCTGTGTTAGCCGATGCGGCTACGTTACCAAGTTTTGCGTTCCCTTGCAATCCCGTAACTGATACAACAATTCCGAAAGCTATAAACGTGTCTCCCACGTCACCTTCGGCTTCCACACCTGTTGGAGAGACTGTTACACCCAGCGCCAGAGATACTTCGCCTATAACGCCGTCAGCTTCTACTCCTACAGCCGCTACATTGGCTTCGGCGTCTACTGTAAGATCACCTACATCGCCATCGGCCTCTACACCTGTAGGTAAAGCGCCAGCCCCCGCGGTAGTCGTAACGGCACCTATAACGCCATCCGCCTCGACACCTGTAACTGCTGCGCCTACTCCAGCGTTAACAACTACATCTCCAATCGCCCCCGCTCCAGCCACGCTAGTAACTGGATGATTAGCTTCACCATCTACAAGAGCTGTGCCGATACCCCCAACGCATTCGACACCTGTAACGGCGGCTAAAGCATTTGCGGACACAATTACAGACCCTAAGTCCGCTTCAGCCGCAACGCCTACCGCAAAGATAGCAAGCTGATCTGTACCCCAAGCCGTCTGACCCCACGTGCCGGAACCCCACCCCGTATGCTCTACAGACGAAGGATTCCCCCAAGAGCCTTGGCCCCAAGCGTTAGTGCCCCAAGGTGAGTTTTGCTCGGTCATAAGCTACCTTATGGAGTAGCGATGCGTACGATAGCGTTAGTAGCATCGGATGCTGGGAATTGAACAGTAAAGTCGCCTGTAGTAGAAGTTTTATCTCCTCCAAAATCCAACACTGCGACCGCCGGGTTGCTTCCGCCAACCTTATAAATCAATGCGCCCCGCGCTGTAATCGTAGCATCGGACCATGTGGTATCTGCAAAATCCAGAAACGCTGTTGTGCCTGAAGAAGTTGGGGCCGCAGCGATCACAAGGGTATTACCCCCTGCGGTGTATCCTGTACCAGACACTTCGTTTGTTGTTGCATACGCTGTTGTAGCCGCGCTCAACGTAGCGGAGCTAGTATACAGTGCGATCTTAAAGGTTTGTGACGTGTCGCCACTAAAATCCATCTCGCCGTTCAAAAGAGCGACTTTGAAGGATGTACACATTGCTTGAGTAATTGCCATTTTGGCCTCCTTAACTTACTGGAATTCGGAACTGGCCCGAACGATATGCGTCTTCACGTAGTTTGCCGTCTCCGAGACTCTTTAACAGCGTTATTGATTGCAAATACATCTTTTCGTACATAGCAACAATATCTGGTTCGCCCTTCATAAAGCGAATAGCTTCAATCAATGCGCCATTAAGTAGAGCAGAATCAAACTCTTCTCCAAGCCATGTAGTACCTGCAGTTACGATTGACTGCGGATAATACCCATAGTGAAGCTCCGAAGTATATCCGGCGTCGGGAGTTGGCCCAACAATGAACGTGTCGTCGTCAAAGTACGCGTAATGCTTAGGTAAGCCTGTATCCGTTGGCTTTGGATACGCTTCTCGCATGAAGTTAACGTCTTTGTTCAACAAAAAGTGATAGACCCCAGAGGCGTCAACGACTGCTAACGAGTAGGACCACAAGAAGTCAGAAGGCGTAGACAGGTACTTGTTTGCTGCTGTAAGCGTACCTGTCACGTTTTTACGCAGTGCGGGTATCTGCACCGTGTTATATATTTTCTGTTCAGCCTGCTGTGTGAACATAGCGAGCTGGTCATCTGTGAAAGAGTTCTCACAGATGTCTTCGATATTAGTTTTCAGCTCGGTATAGTTCATAGCTTACCCCATTGGCCCGCGAGCCATAAGACCCTTTGTAGCTGCGCCCGTACCACGGACTTTAATGCCTGTAGTCTTCGTACCCTTCATGTCAGGCTTCGGTGCGCCCTTAACAGGTTGGACACCTTTAGACTTGGTGACCTTGGGTTCTTTCATGTCAAACACTTTCATCTCATCACTCCTATGTTATGTTTACGGTAACTTGGCCGATCTGGCCAGTTCCTACTAATGTGTTAGGCGCAAGCCCAAAAGGGTCTCTGCCGCCGCCTACGGGATTCCAACCCCATTGAATGCCCCGAGAACTGGTATCCCCCGAAGGACCAAGGCTTTGATCCACGCGTGGAGAACGAACAGCCTGCGGGTCATTGACAGGAAACTCTCCCAAACGCAGTTGTGGTTGATCGGGATTCCAACATTCGGGGCAAGCCTTTACATTTGTATCTCTGCCCTTAACAAAAAGGTTGCGTAGTTCCCGTAACTTATACTGAAACCCACACACATCGCAGAGCGCAATGACTTTTTGAGAAGATGCGTACTTGTTGCTCATCAGCGAATCCTAGCTATTCTAGGAATAAGTTCGTACGAAGTTTTTTCTCTGTCTTCACCTGCGGCCAGTTCATACTGCTCATCGTATACTGCTTTTAGCATAGGAACACGATCAACCAACTCAGGCACCTTCATAGCAATGTAATACGCCAGTCCAGCTACAAGGCAAGGGAAGAACCGGAAATTCATATCGGCGGTCTGTACACCAGACCCAGCATCCTCCACACGACGCATACGCCAATAATACAACACGTAGTCGTCGTTGTTCGGTACAGGCCACACGTTTACATGCGGTGCATCTCTCAACCGTTCTACATATAACTGAATTGGACGCCCTTGTGTTAATTTGTTAGGTATAGCCGCGTACGTACTTACGCTGATTCGGTTTATAGTAAGATCAGATTGTGTGCTCGCGTTACCACTATTGGTACGTATTTGGTGTTCCAACACATCAATAGTATCGGCTGGTAGAGCGTACCTAGAAGTACCTTTTGCTAGGGTAATGGTGCCAGAATCAATAGTCCACATGTTGATGCCACGGTTCTGCCACTCGATTGTCATCAAATTCATGGACCGTCTAGCTGTACGTAAGTCATAACCAGACCGCATCTCACGGCCCGCGCGTTCCCATGCTTCTTCCGCAATCTCGGTGAAGTCCATATTGAACGCTGTAGTGCCTGATGTGGTCATAACAATCTCCTAAGTGTACAACGTAGCTTTGCGTCTAGCTTCCATGACAGCCCCACATCCACGAGCAATGTCACGTTTGCGGCGAGCTAGTCCGCCACCTGCCAGCTTGACTGTAGCAGCTTTCGTGTTTTTCACCACAGTCTTACCTTTAGCGCCTTCGCGCTTCTTTTTCTTCGCCGTAGTAGCACGTTCGCCCTTACTCAAACGGCTCGCTTTGCTTCGAGGCAAACACCGATCTGGGTTCTTCTTGTCTTTAGAAGTGCCGCACTCACCTTTGATTTTCCCATCGGTACCGATGCGAACCCACTCTTGATCCCGCCACTTCTTCAGCTCACCCATTACGATTTCGCCTTCTTACCTTTGCTACCCTTAGCATAGTTTGGGTCTTTGCAATATTTAGACGCCGCCATGTTTGCATACGCGGAAGGATACGTATCGAAAGTACGTTTAGCCCACGACTTACCTTTTGCGCATATCTTCCCGCCTGATTTGTAATACCTACGCATCAGCGCATCTTGCAAACTTTGCCGCCACGGGCCATACCGTAACCGCGAATCTTGCCGCCTTTTTTGTAGCCTTTCTTCATCATGCCGCCAGCTTTTTTCTTAATCACGCCGCGTCCCATTAGAACGTCTTTCTGCGTAACTTTACCATCCCCGCTAAGATCAGGCATTTTACCGCCAGCTTTGTAGCCCTTCTTCGCCATGCCGCCAGCCTTCATGCCGCCTGTGAGGCGCTTAAAGTCTTCAGGGCTATAATTTTCTTTGGGGTCAATGCCACGTGTGCCTTGGCTACCGGGAGTATTACCAATCATTTTAGGACGTGCTTTAGGGCGGATGGACTTTTCAGGTGCAGCGGTTTTCTTTTTCTTCATCATGCCCTCGGGGCGTGCTTTAGGTCTCATCATTGTCGGCATCCTTATATAGGTTGTTAAACACGCGGTCTGTATCCCAGACGTAATCTACGTCTTCTTTAGAACCGTACGAATGTTGGTTTGGCTTGAAGTCTGGGGCACCTTGGCCTGTTTCAAACCACGCAGGGTGCGTAACGCGAACCCGGTTATTTGGTAATGCTACTATGTTACCTGTATACTCTCCAGCATCTAGCAGTTCAAGCACGTGGCTTTGCTTATGCTGCGCTGGGTCATCAGCCACTTCATTATCAGTGTAATCCACGGTAAAATAATACTTGGCGGGGTAAAATTCGCCATCTACTTTAGCTATCCACGGCGCAGGAGACGCGCGTTCTATCTTATACACACTGTGCGTATGAGACATGCAGTCCCAAGGCTGCGCTAGATAAGCGGGAAGCTCCGTGGGCCATTCTTCAAGCGGAGTATCGGCAACAAGCGCCGTAAGTGGTAGACGTGCCCACATGGCCCCACCATGAACATTAGGTTCATCTGTGTCATCAGACTCACATCCAGTGAATATCACTTGGAAGCTCAACGTCCGATTAGGCATTGTAGTTACGGCGACGACCATGGCGTGTAAAAATTCTCCGTGATAACCCTCTAAATTTTTCGTATACTCCCTCCGCACCCATGCTTTGAAATACGGAATACTACTTGTTAGGTAAGGCATTAAGTTCCTTTTTTCGTTTTTTCGCTGCCACCTTCTTACGCTGTTGCGATAGTTTAGAAGGAGGCGATTGGACTTGTTTCTTCATTTGCGTACGACTAATAGCCATCTAACAATTCCACTTCCGTAAGCTCTTGTTGATACGACTATCGGGATCGTTCGCGGTCTTGGCGCTTGTATTGCGCTTCTTCATACCCTTCATACGGGCGCAAAAAGACTTCCGCCGATTGGCGGCTTTAGAACCTTTTTTAAGTTTACTGGGTTTTGTGGTAACTGCAGTCTTGAGTTTACTGCCGGGATTAGCTTTCCGATAGCTCGCAGCGCCCTTGGCGTTGAGACCACCGGACTCACTTTTACCCTCTTTGCGGGTCCATGCAGGAGACTTCTTAACAGAGCCGCCTGATTTGTAATAACTCCGCATACCGCACCTCTAGCTATAGAACACTGTCATAGCGCTGATGTTAGTCATCGCTGTGATAAGTACGTCATCTTGGCACCGTATACCATAATCTGGGATGTTAACGGAGTGAGAATCAGAAGCTAGGAAGTCAAGATCAAGAACAGTACGACCACCAGAGCCGTCTGTAATGGTAAGTCGAGCGGCTCCACCTGAAGTGGTAAGTACCTGAACTTGTCGAATACGAGCTGGACCTACACCCAACGACGCTGCCGCGGTGATTCGTTTCGACTGCACGTCTGAATTAGCCATGCGTTATCCCTTCTTTTTTGAAGGACGGCCACGCTTTTTAACGGATTTATCTTCCCACGCCTCGTTTACATCAGGTGTAGAAGGATCATCCGCCTTTAGCGTCCCGTCCTCATTGCGGGCACGAACTTTCTCGACGCCGATGCCTCGAGCTGCAAGTTCTTCCTTAGAAGCTGGTTTGAATCTACTCATAACCTAGCTCCTTATGATGCTGCGATTGTGGCACCTGTGTCAGAACGCTTCCAGTTTGTTCCGTCAGAGAAAGCCAAAATAGCAGCGCCTGCTGCACCATTGGAAACAAAAACAATAGTGCCTGCACCTGCGTCAGAGGCTGACGGGGCGTTTGCGACTGTGTATGTTGGAACAACGATGTCACCGACAAAACCGTTGGTGGAGGTCACTGGACCTGAAAATGTAGTATTCGCCATGAATATGTCCTCACATGCGAGTTAAGTGAATCTGTCTGCATGTCGTCAGTCGGGCCTGTCAGATTCACGGGGTGTTCCCGATTGCTAACAAGATACCACTACGTAACGTGATATGTCAACAAAAAGAAAGGGGCCACCGAAGTAGCCCCTCCTTAATACGGTGTCTTCCAGCTTATGCGCCGGGAGAACCGAAGATACCCAGTGGGTCAGATACACCGAAGCTATAACGCTCACGAGCTTTGTAGCGGCTGTTGCCAGTATCAAAGTCAGCATCCATCGAAGTAGCCATTGGGCTACGTGTGAAGTGCTTCAAGCCGTTTGGAACGTCAGTCATCAAGAACCATGCGTTGGTGTCTGTCAGATAGTGGTTCACTGTGTAGCCTTCAGGGATTGACCCGTTGTTACGCAGTGCGTTCAAGTCATTGTCGGCTGTGCCTACACGACCTTCAGTATCCAACAAGCGTGTTGCAACGAATTGCAATGCTGGCGGGATAACCAATTTGCGTGGTTTAGCAGCGATCAACAAGCTACGCTCGTCAGTCCAACCTGCAATCTGAATAACAGCCGCTTCCAAAGAAGTTTCGTTAAGATCAGCCGCAACTGTTGGGCGGTTCGAGTTGGTGCCACCAGAAACAAGTGGGTGCGCTGTTGAACACAACGAAGTGCCGTCACCGTACGTGGTGCCTGCAGCAAACGCGTTGTTCAAGATAGACGCAGCTTTAACTTGCTTGGTGTACGCCATCGCACGAGCAAGTGCTTTAGTATAACGAGACGACAAGGAGTCATACAAGTTATCCTCAATAGCTTCCTCAGTGATTGAGAAACCCATTGCCACTGTTTCGTGTGTATAGCGAGCGGACCATGCTTCTTGCGCATTGTCGTACTCGATTGCAGAGCCTTCGTCTTTGACTGGGGCTGCTGAGAAACCAGATAGTTTGGTTTCTTCCTCAAATGAACGGTCTGAGGACTCTGTTTCAAAAATTTCGGCGTGTTCTTCACCGTATTTTGCGTATTCCATTCCGAACAATGCGTTCAGGCCGGGGAGCAGCTCTTTAAGTAGCTGGGCGCGTGAAATAGCCATGTTTTATTCTCCTTATACGCCAGTTGCGTTCTGATACTGGTGCTTCCCAAAGTTGAACTTAACGACCAGCTCGACATATGTGTCTGCAGCGGTTGCTGTCTCGGCCACTACGTCGATGACGCGGATTGGCAAAGTGTTCGTAGTGGCTGCTGAAGTCGAAAGTACAGCGACCTTCGAGTTCCCAGTTGCGGTGGAACCTGCATTTTGAACAAGTGCTACGTTGTTACCTACAACAGTGCGACCCACGCCAGCGATTACGGTTGTGCCAGACACAACAGCAACTTTATAAAGCTGGTCAGGATCATCTGCTACGTAAGCGACAATATCACTAGCTACGGTATTTGCAGGGAATTGTTGGCTATACAACTCATAACCCAAGTTAGGGTCAGTATAGCGACAACCGAGGAATACACCTACGGGAGTTGCTGTTGTAGTGCCTGCGTCTTTTTCAAGCGTGCCAGAGGCAACTAACTTCACAAGGTCTCCATTAAGGATATTTGTGTTGTAGCCTGAAGCGATAGGGATTTGACGAGTTGCCCCGGCAAAGCCCTGTCCACCAACCAAGTTGATCGGTTTCAGCCCATAGGGGGCGTCAACAGTAGGATAAGCCATTTTAAGCTCCTAAGATTAAGTTCCTTTACCGAAAGTAACCTTCGTTTTCCGTTCATTGAACAGGGGCATACGAGGATCATTTTCTCTCATAAGGTTGTTATCTACGGAGTGCATCTGAGACTTTGCTTGGGCCGAGTAATACTCGTTCCGCTCTTCAACTAACTCCGTTGGAGCCTTACAGAGCATCAAACCACCGATAACTACGTTGTCCTTAAAGCGCTCTTGCTCAATGGCGACCATAGTAATCTCTGGATGATCTGCTGCCTTTACAGGCTCCCAACCTTCTCTAAGTTTTGAAGAAACATTGGTGGCATCTACTTGACCCTGCGTGCTGACGCGGACCCAGTGATAGTCGTATCCAGCCTCGGGTGTCGGAGATGGTAACACCTCTGGACGAGTCCAAGACTTTTTGCGAACTGTACGTTCACGAGTTTCGAGTTCACGATTAATGCGATTCTCAGCCATTTTGTTTCCTCATATCTATTGCAACCTGTTTGGCGTATTGTTCGGGTGTCAACCCTAACCGTTTGGCAATCTGGACCTGTGTACGTGTCAACGTCACTTTCTTGGGCGCTGTGCTCCGCGTTGCGGGGGCGACCACTTGGGCCTTTTTACGCTTCGGTTCGGCATCCTCGAAGTTATCGGGGAAGACCTGACGCATACGAGAATCAATCGTCTCGTAGTATTCATCACTCTGTGGGCTTACGCCCTGTTTGACAAGTTTGTTGTGCAACCCCAGCGCCAAACTTGTCATTTCATCGTCGCTGCCAAACCATGAATTAGTCTGTTGCCAATTCGCGGCCCGTTCATCGACTTGTACTGCCGGGGCGGTCTGTTCTACCTGCGTTTGTACAGGGGTTTCTGTCTCCTGTAAAGCGGGTAATTTGAAGTTTGCTAACCTATCGGACTTAATCTTAGCATTGGTTAGCTTTTCTTGTGCTTCGAGGACAGCGTCAGAATCACCAGATTCGTACGCTTCTTTATACGCACGTTTGGCTCCCTCAGTCTCAATCGCGGCATTTTTCTTTGCCTGCTCAAGTAACGCTGTCTGATTCTTATTAACATTACCCTTTAGCTTTTTGTTTTCTTCCATGAGCGTTTGGGTAACGCGCTCAAGCTCTTGACGCTCTCGAAGAGCTTCTTCTTTAGCTCTACGCTCATCATGGTAGCCCTTGCTGAAATGCTGTATACGCTTCCGAACCTTGTCTGAATAGTCTTCCAACTCTTCGTCAGTGACATCAGTCGGCGGCTCTGACGCTTTACGACCACGGTCAGCTTTCGGCGTATCGTCAACAACTTCAACTTCAAAGTCGTCATCGCCAGTATCCACTTCACCTTCAGGTTCAGGAGTGTCATCTGCTCGAAAATCATCCGCAGTCTTCTTGCCAGAGATGTCGATCTCCACCGCGCTAGACTCTTCGACAGCCATTTTGTTATCATCTTCGTCATCGGGAAACTCAAACTCTACTTTTTGAAATGCCATATCTATGCCCTCTGAATGCCACTAGGATCAGTTACAACGGCTTCTACTGAGTCATCGTTCATCAAACGATACTCTACACCGCCAATGGTAAAGCGTGTTCCTGAGTTCATACGAAACATCACGAAGTCACCCTCTTTACACCAAGCTCCATCGGGAAAGCGGTCTTTGTCCGCATACGCCCCGTCGCCCATATCAACCACCAAGCCAATAATAGACATGATGTGGTCTTGAGTTTTGGCTGTTTCAGTTTTTAGAATAGACGTTCCTGCTACGGTCTCTTCCGGTTGTGGTAACGCAACAAGAAGACGGTAGCCAACGGGTTTTGGTAATTGTAGTTCTAGTTCAGCATCGCTGATTTTAACTGTTTCTTCAGTCATCATCGTTTTCCATATAGTTTCGCGCAAGGTCTTCAACATACGATTTGCTGGCTTCGAGACCCCGAATTAAGCCAACAACTTCCCTATAATTCGCGTAATCTTTAGGCGACCCCGCGGTTAGGAAACTCTGTGCAGACGAGATGTCCCCGTCGATTTTATCTTTCAGCACGTCAAAGACGGTTTTAGCCATGGTGTGTTATGACTCCTTCTTAGGTGTTTGATTCTGTGCGTTCTGCATCATGCGAGCCAGCTCAAGGTCAACCTTGTTCTCCTCCACACGTTTAGCGGTCATGTCCCGCACACCTTGACGCTTGGCGTCAATCGCTAACTCAGCCTTGTCCACGTTGATCTGTTCTGACGCAATCTTAGCGTCGATCATCATCTTCTGAGCTTTGAGCTGTACTTCTGCTTGTTTGATCTGCGCATCAGCTTGATCGTTTGCGGCTTTACGCTGCTGTTCTGCTTGTTTGATCTGCAGTTCAGCCTGCTTCATCTGAATGATCGGGTCTTGCTGTTGCTGTTGAGCCTTCTGTTGTGCTGCCTGCTGCTGATTTGCCTGCGTAAGTTGCTTGCCTGCATCTGCAACCAGACGGGACAGTTGTACTTCCATATCCTCGTCCATCTCCTCGTTCGGAACAGGTAGAGGTGCGCCCAGCTTCTCTTCGATCTTCTTGCGGTAAGAGAAACCAAGGTGTTCGGCGATATGCGCCTGCAAGGACGCCATAATCTGTTTTGCCTGTGGGTTCTGCCCGATCATCTGCATCATCATCGGGTCTTGCATAAACGATATGTGTGTAGCGATATGCGCTTCGTGGTCTTGATAGATAAACGCCTTCATCGGTTTGCCGACCAACGCGTCCATGTTCTCGCTGATTGGGTCTGTAGGCTTCGCATCGTCCTTTGTGGGGACCAGCTTATCTGCGTTCTTCACGCCCAACACTTCTATCATCTGGCGATGTAGTTGTGGTAGGTCATAAATCTGCGGAGCCTGCGCTGACATCTGAAGAACAGTTTGATACTGAACCACCCGCTGTGCCATCGTAGAGTTGTTAGGATCACTCACAGGGATCACATCAACTAGCATGTAGTCAGACCGCTTGGCGCTCACTTCGCCTCTGTACGGGACGTACGCGTACTCTGCGGGGGCATACTCTGCCATGATAGCTTTTAGGAGCTTAAACTCCTGCTTCATAGCAAAGTGTACGCGTGCCTGTACCGCAGCCATAGGTTTCAACGTGCGCTCTAGTAGAGCTAGTGTCGTGCCCACAGGAGCGTTAGCGGACATGTCTGAGATGTCCATGTCACTGATAGCGCCCAACCGACGACCTTCGGTCGTAATCTGGTTCAATAGGGCTAGGAGCGTCTGTGAAGGCTCCTTATAAGGTAAAGGCATGATATTGTCACGGATAGACCCTGACGGTACATCTACGTCCTTAAACTCGCCCGGGTTGATCGGCTCGTCGTCCCCCTTGATACGTAGTCCACGGGACTTTAGCCCTCCCGGGAGGTTAGAGAGCGTACCAGCATCAACGAGCTGACGTATCAAGGAAGTCCCGGCACGGGCATATCCACCAATAATATGGATCAATCCGAGGCCATAGAACCCGAATCCCGGCACATATACATAGTGAACGAAATGCTGGCGTTTGAGTGTGAGAGGGTCACCCTCCTCGTAATTTCTACGGATCGCCAGCACTTCGCCACTTCCACGCTCAATCGTAACAACGTAAGGGCGAGCAATCCCCTCGTCATCATCAACTCCATCAATCAGGAGGTCAGCGTGAATCTCATAAACAGCATAACGGTCATCATTTGTTAGAGAATATCCGCCATCTTCGGCTTTTTTCTCTTCGATGTCCGTGTGGTAAGGTTCTGGCTCCCCAAGGTCTATATCTCTATAGAACCCTGCGACCTGTAACTTCTTTAACTCGTTCTTTGTCTTACGCATTACGTGCGTTACACGCTCTGCGGACTCGATATTTGACGCGCCATAGGGCACGATAACGTCTTCTGCGGAGATATAAATAGCCGCCTGACGCCCTAAATTAGGGTCAAAATACACCTTTTTGAAAGCCGATCCAGCCAATCCAAGGCTATACAACAGCCGTTCGTGCTCTGGACGATACTCAATCATATTCTCGGTGAGTTCGTAGTTCATGTCGGCCTTAACACGGCCTGCTGCTTCTTCCTTTTCCTTGGTTTCTTCACCAAGAATCTTTGTTTTTACTGGACCTGCGGCGGGAAACGTCTCTGCCATAGCCTCCGCTTGGAACCGAATGGCTGCTTCTGCTAGAACTGTGGAGTTAACCCCACATGCGCCTTCCCATGGGTCCATACGTTCTTCGTATTTGAAGCCCAGCACGTCCAGACCTTTAACAAATGTGTCTGCCCAATCTTTACGCCCGTCAATATCTGTCTCAACTTGGCCTACAAGCTCGCCAGATAACTCATTTAAATGTGACTCATCAAGGACTTCGGCTAAATTCATGCCAAACTCGGTAAAATCTAGTTCATCACCGGGGATAATGGTGATCTCCATGCTACCGTCGTCTAGTGTAACCGACTCTGGGTCAACGATCTCAATCTCTAAGTCGGAGACATCCATCTCTTCTACGCCGTCCAGCCCGCCTTCGAGATCATCCTCAAAGCCTTTTGGTGCTGCGTATAGTCCTTTTTCAATAGCCATAGCTAAATCCCCTAATAATACCCGCCTCGACGCTGTTTAAAGAACCGCTGTTCTTCAGGCTCATCGGAAGGCAACCGAATAAACCCTCCCTGCCGAAAGCGCATAAGGGCCATCACCGTGGAGTCTACAAGGTCATCATTACTCATAAATGGAAATCCTGCAATCTCTTCGACAACTTCTTCAGCCCACCGTGTCTGCGGCACCCACACAAGTTCGGACGCAATTATGTCCGCTACAGAGTTGAGACGTGCCGTTTTGTCTCCCGACCCCCTGTGAGGGGTATACTCCGATACTGGCAAGCCCATACGCCGCATCTCTTGATACAGGGCTACACCAGAGCTTTTCTTCTCCACAATGAACGAATCTGGTTCCCAGTCTTGGTACTCTTCCATCGCAAGTTGTTTAAGCTCTGGAAACTCCATACGCTGTTTTATGCTATTTAACAATATAATATTGTACGCGTCGGTCTCTTCGTTCAAGAATACACCCCATGTGGTAAGGGCTGTATAGTCTGCACGGTTATGTCTCTCGGCTGCGGCGTCAAGCGACATGATAATATACTCACAGGACGGAGGTTGCTCGTGCGTCCACTCCTGCCACCACTCGCGTTTAACGATAGCGGCTTCTTCTGCGGTAGGTTTTTGCTGATACTGCGCGTTCCACTGGAACGTAGGCATCGACGCCTTGGTACGTAGAAGAGCTTCCAAATCGAAGAACTCAGGCCACAGAGGCTTCTGTACTTCTTTCTTCGTCTTCTTGTTACGCACTTCTAGTATAGCGGGGAACTCAACCACCTCGTACTGATCGGAGCGTTCGTTCTGTGTCATGTCACGTACAACACGGCCAGTCAGGTCATCCATATGCCAGCGTGTCTGTATGATCGCTACACGGCCCCCGGGCATCAGACGGGTACGAGCACCGAAGGTGAACCACTCATATGCCTTCTCAAAGACCTCAAAGTTGCCGTTGATAACATCTTGTTCTGAGTGTGGATCATCCACAAGTAACAAGTCAGCACCACGGCCTGCAAGTGCAGAGCCAATACCACACGCATAGTATTCTCCTCCCACATTGGTGTTCCACCGTCCCGCTGACTTACTATCAGACGCAAGCTGCACGGTGGGAAATATCGACCTGTACTCGTCAGTAGCGATAAGGTTACGGACCTTACGCCCAAAATCTACAGCGAGATCAGTAGTATGCGAGACCATCATAACTTTTTTATCTGGGTTTCGACCTAAGAACCACGCTGGGTAGAAGATAGAAACAAGCTGTGATTTGCCGTGGCGAGGCGGGATGTTCACGCAAACGCGATCCTTATCGCCCTTCTCGATGCCCATTAGCATGTTCGCTAGTATGCGGTGGTGTTTACCCACGATAAAGTCTGGCATCATCAGTTTGCAGAACTCAATTAGGTCGTCAAACGCACGTTTATTAGTGCTTCTTGTGTGTAACTCGTCAACCATACGGTCAATTTCAGCTACTTCCTCAGTGCTGAACGCATCTAGGTTCGCCAACATGACCTCAATATCGGCCTCGTTGAAATCTAACCCTTCAGTCATCATCAAACCCGAATTCTTCGTCAGTATCTAACGCGGTGGCCTCTATAACCGTGGCGTCTTCTACCTCTGGGGGTGGGTTTACCAGCTTTGTGAGCTTACTACGCAGCTTTTCTTTGATGTCGTCGGTGGTTTGGTGCGTAATCGTCACCTCAGACTTCTCTGTAAACAAGCCTACGTCTGAAATCTTACCCAAAAGCTCAAGCGCACGCATACGCACGCGAGGATCAGGGTTTTCTGACTCAATTATGAGCTTATTGGTCACCAGATTGCGCAATTGTTTAGAAGATTCGACCACAGAATGGTTAAATTCGTCTATGATGTTACTTGTTAGTCGTACAGACGCAGGTGTAAGGGCTGCGGCACGCTTGTTGGTAACTTTTTGGGACGTTTTATCTGGTGCGCTGGCATATGCAGTGGCTAAAGTGGCGGCAGCTTCCTTGTCGGCCTCATCTGGCTCAAGATTTACGCCATGTTCTTCTAACTTATCCACGGTTTTACCCAACGCAGCCGTGCGTTCCGGTAGAGGTATGCTCTTAACCTCGTCTTCTAGGGGCACCCCTAGCTCGGGAATGGCATTTATTGTCATAGTACATCGCAGGTTGGTAACCGATAACGGAATAATAGGGTACAAAAAATTTTTTGACAAGGGTTTTCAAAAAGGGGTGGGGGGTTTTCAAAAAATAGCAATTTATTCGTGTGTATTAGTATTACTACACGTACCGCGGAGTCCCACATGACAGCGCGGGGGGTGGGGGTAGGGTATGCCTAGCGTATGCCTGCTTTAGGGAATTCCCTAAATGGTATCCAATGCAGT